ATGGGACGGCATGCTGCCAAGGAAGCTGCGCAGAAAGCGCGCCGTGAGCAACTCTCGCGCCTGCGCTGCACTCGCCCCCTGACGCCCGAGGAGCGCGCCGAAGAGGCGCTGCTGGAACGTCGTCTGGCGGGCCGGCTGTGGGCGCGAGAGCAGGCCGAAACCGAAACGCGCATCGCGCGCAAGCTGGCGCGGGGAGACGCGTGATGGCCCGGCAATCGCTCGCTGAGAAATATCGCCAGCATCGGCGCGAGTTCGTCCTCGCACAGGAGCTTGGCTGCACGCCGATCGAGGCGCGCTTCGCGCTTCGCCGCCGCGACAAGGGAGCCGTTGGCACGCCCAAGGTCGAGACGGCTGCGCCGCAGCGGCTGCGCGATCTTCCCGACGAACCCTGGATGATGAGGGACTAAGCCGATGTCGAACGTCAAACCCGCCCCGATCGGGCTGACCGAAAGCGTGGTCGCCAAAATCGTCGGCGACCGGCCTGCCTACGGCAAGGGCGTGATGCAGGTGCCTATCGCGCCCTACGCCAAATGTGACGCGTGCGGGCAGCTGCGGACGGTGCCGTGCAACTATTCGGCCTGCCCGATCGCGAGCGGGGAGACCAGCGATGCTTAAGGCGGCTGTTCTCCCAAGCCCTAGCGCGCGCGCAATCCCTTTCGATCTGCGCAAGGCGAATATCGACGCCGCGACCAAGCATCTGCGCAGGCGCGGGATTCTGGTCGACGTGCATAACCGCGATGCGCTGGTCCGTGAGTACCGGGTGACCGGCAAGCGCGACCTGATGCTTGCCGAAGAGGTGATCGATCTCGCCCGGACAAGCGGGTTCGAGGTGATCCTGTGAGCGGGCGGATCGAACCCCTGCGGCAGGACCTGCGCGAGCGCGGCCTGCTGGGCAGCGACAACCGGCTGACCGCAGCTGGCCACGCCCACGCGGCGCAGCTGATCGAAGATCTGCGCAGCGCCGAAGCGCCGAGCGATCCGGACGCGCCGCGCGTGCAGTGGAAGCATCATTTCGGGCAGCGGAGGCGCTGAGGATGCCTAGGCTGCTCGTCACTTCGCACGCGATCATGCGCTACCAGGAGCGGGTTGAGAACGTGCCCGCGCGGGAGGTCTGCGCTCGTCTCAACGCGCCGGTCTTCCAGCGCGCTTCGGAGTTTGGCGCGCGCTATGTGAAGCAGCCGGGGCTCCAGCGCGTCGTGATCCTTGAAGGCCGCGTCATTACGGTTCTGCCGTCCGGCCACGCGCCCGGTTCGCTCGCGCCCTCACGGGACGCCCTGCACGATGGAGCGGGCGGCGATGGCTAAGGCTCCGACGCATCCCGATCAGATCGGCTTCTGTTTCGACGCGCCTGCGGTGCCGTCAGGCGAGGCCGCGCTCGCGGGGTTCGAGAAGCGCACCAACGTGTTCGTCGGCGCGATGCTCAATAGCGACGGGCGCGATCGCTACCAGCTCGCCGCCGAGGTCAGCAAGCTGCTGGCAGACGAGGTCTCCAAGACGATGCTCGACGCCTATGCGAGCCCCTCACGCGAGGATCACAAAATTCCCTTCTCCCGGCTGATGGCGATCGTCGTCGTCACGGGCCGATACGACCTGCTCGACGCGCACCTGCGCGAAACCGGCTGCGGCGTGATCACCGGACGCGAGCTGGAGACGGTGGAACTCGGCAGCATCGAACAGGAGATCAGGGCGCTCCAAGCGAAGGCGCGCGATCTGCGCCGAACCGCTCAGCCCATCCGCCGTGGAGGGGCAAGCGAATGAGCGCAGAACTGGCAATCGCTGCGATGACGCAGGAGGACGCATGGTTCTCGGCAGCGGAGCTGGCGGAGCTGGCGCTGCCGGGCCTGCCGACCAACAAGCGCGGGATCAATCTGCGGGCGAGCGAAGAGCGCTGGGCGTCCCGCGTCGGCAATGATGGCGAAGTGCTGGTGCGCAAGCGCACGGGCCGGGGCGGCGGGACCGAGTATCACCTCGCTCTGCTGCCCGGCGAAGCGCGGCTTGAGCTGATCCGGCGCGGCGTGGTCGCGGAGGAAGCCCCGAAGACCGACGCAGCGACCCAGCGCGCAGACGCCTGGAACTGGTTCGAGCGGCAGCCCGCCAAGGTGAAGCGCGAGGCCGAAGAGCGGCTGAGCATCGTCAATGCGATCGAGACGCTGGAAGGCGCTGGATCGACCCGAACTGCCGCAGTGGCGACCATCGCCGCCGATCGCGGCACGGGCACCTCGACCATTTACGCCTGGCTGAAGCTGATCCGTGGTCTCGACCGGCGCGACCGGCTGCCCGCGCTTGCCCCCCGGCGCAAGGGCGGCGGGGCCAAGGCCGAAATTCCGGACGAGCTGTGGATCGCCTTCAAGTCCGACGCGCTGCGGAATTCCGGACCAACGCTGACCAGCTGTTACGACCGGGTCGCGGATATGGCAGCGGAAAAGGGGCTTTCGATCCCCGCTGAGCGGACCTTCAGGCGGCGCTTAAAGGCCGAGGTTCCGCCGGAGGTCTGGACGCTGAAGCGCAAGGGCGAAGAGGCGCTGGTGCGCTCGGTCCCGGCGAACCGTCGATCGGTGGCCGGAATGCACGCGCTCGAATGGGTGAATATCGACGGGCACCGCTTCGATGTCTTCGTGACGCCGCCGCCGATGCACCGGGCGCGCAAGCCGATCCGCCCTATGCTGGTCGCCATCCAGGACGTTTACAGCCGCAAGATCGTGGCGTGGCGGCTCGGCTCCGACGAAACCGCGCTGCAAACGCGGCTCGCCTTCGCCGACCTCTTCCGCGACTGGGGCATCCCTCACCACGCGCTGCTCGACAACAGCCGGGCCTTCTGGAGCAAGTGGATCACGGGCGGGCACCGGGGCACCCGTTTTCGCTTCAAGGTCAAGGAAGACGAGCCGATCGGCCTGCTGGAGTGCGTGGGCATCCGGATGCACGCCGCGATGCCCTATCACGGGCAGTCCAAGCCGATCGAACGCGCGTTTCGCGACTTCTGCGACCGGATCGCCAAGCATCCGGTTTGCGAAGGTGCCTACACAGGCAACAGCCCGGTCGCGAAGCCGGAGAACTACGGCAGCCGTGCTGTGGAGTGGGAGACGTTCGCGGAGCTGGTCGACGCTGAGATCGCCAAGCACAACGCGCGCAGCGGACGGCGGACGGAAACGGCCAGGGGCCGCAGCTTCGACGAGGTATTTGCCGAGAGCTACGCCCGGTCGCGCATTTCCAAGGTGACCGAAGAGCACATGCGCCTCGCGCTGCTCGCAGGGGAGCAGAAGAAGCTCAACAGCCTGAACGGCGAGATCGCGCTGCACGGCAATCGCTACTGGCACCCGGTTCTGACGGGGATGAAGGGCGAGACGGTGACGGTCCGCTACGACCCGGACAACCTGCACACGGCGATCCACGTCTACGATCACAAGGGCCGGTACGTGACCGAAGCGCCCGAGCTGGAGGACAGCGGCTTTGCCGATGTCGCCGGAGCGAAGGAAGCGTCCAAGCGGACCAGCGACATGCGCAAACGCGCCAAGGAACTGGCCCAAGCGGAAGAGCTGATCTCTGCCGACGCGCTGGCGGAGCTTCAGGCCGGATCGAAAGCGCAGTCGGCCAAGCCCGAGGCGGGCGTGGTCGCCCCCGTCAGACACCCGGATGCCGAGGCGCAGCGATCGCCGCGCCCCAAGGCGGCGAACAACGCCGCGACACTCGATCGAATGCGCGCGGGACTGCTGAAGCGCGCAGCGAACAGCCAATAATCAGAAGGCAGGGATCATGATCAACGTAAGCCAACTTCCGATCAATGACGACGACATCGAAGACATCCGGCTGTGGGGTATTGCCCACCGCGAGGCGACCGATCCGCCGATTCCCTGGGCGCGCTATGCCAAAGCGGTCGGGATCGCGGAGAGCACCCTCCAGGCGTTCCTCAAGGGCAGCTACAAAGGCGACAACGCCAAGTATGCGCGCAAGCTGTTCGGTTATCGTCAGACGATCGAGGCGCAGACCAAGCGGCAAGAGAAGCTGCCGATCAACCCCGGCTTCTTCGAGACCGAGACTTCGGTGCGCCTCGAAGGCCTGCTGTTGATGGCCCATGAAGGGCGGATCACTGCCGCAGGCACCGGCCCCGGCACCGGCAAGACGATGTCGATCCGCGAATACAAGCAGAAGGCACCCAACTGCTACGTCGCGACGATGCGGCCCAGCTCGCAGCGGGTGCTGCCGATGATCCAGCAGGTGCAAAAGGCGCTGGGGATGCCGGGGCTGCGGATGCCGACGCGGGACGCCTCGCAGATGGTGATCGACAAGCTGATCGATCGCAAGGCGCTGCTGGTGGTCGACGAAGCCAACTACCTTTCGATCGAGGCGATCGAGGAGCTGCGCAGCTGGCATGACGAAACCGGCGTGGGCATTGCGCTGTTCGGAAACGAGGAGCTGATCGCGCAGATCGAGAGCGGCGGTAAGTCCGACCAGCTGGCGCGGCTCAACCGCAGGATTTCGCACCGGCATATCCAGAAGGTGCCGACCGAAGGCGACGTCGAGACGTTCTGCGATGCCTGGGGGATCAAGCAGGGCGACATGCGCGGCTATCTGCGCCGGATCGCGCTGACACCGCATGCAGGCGGGCTCGGCGAATGCCAGCAGCTGATCGAGGCGGCTTCCCTGATCGCCGATGGAGAGGACCGCGAGTTCCTCTCCGTCACGGACCTGCGCGATGCGCAGATGGCGCGTTCAACCCGCTGGGTGAAGGCATGATCCGCGTGTTTCGTGAGCTGCGCCGCTCTGTGCGCGAATATGATGCGCTGTTCGGTCGCGGTGCGACCGCGCGCGAGGCGCTGACCGTGTTTTCAGCCACGCTCTCATTTTACGTGCTGAGCATCCTCGCCGCATATGCCCTCGGAGAGGCGCTGTGAACGCCGTGGCCCCGGTCCTGATCGGCCCGCAGGTCGATCAGAGCGATCCGCCCGCCGAGACGGCGGAGGCGATCGCGTTCGTCGATTTCGCGCTGAGCTACGTGATGCAGGAGACCCGCGTTTCCCGAACCGAGATGGAATCGCGCCGCAGGACCCCGCACCTTGTCAACGCGCGTGCAATGTTCGTGTGGCTGGTCAAGCACCTGCGCCCCGGCATCAGCTATCCCGCAATCGGGCGCTGGATCGGCGACCGGGACCACAAGGGGCTGATCAACCTTCAGACGCGCGCGGCCCACCTGCGCGCGAGCGATCCCGAGTTCAAGCGCGCCAGCGATGCCTTCGTGCAGGCCTGCCGCTGCGCGATGGAGGTGCCCTATGCCTGCGACTAAGGCAGCGCGTCCCGCCAGCTTCGATCGCACCCAGCAGGCGCGCCGTGCGATGCTGGCCAAGGTGCATATCGCGCGCAAAGAGCTGCGCCTGGACGAAGACGATTACCGCCAGATCATCGCCGACGAGACCGGCAAGACGAGCGCTGGCGACTGTTCGGCAGACGAGCTGGATGCAGTGCTGGCGCGGTTCAGGGGCCGGGGATGGCAACCGGCCACGAAGGCCGGGCGAGCCAAGCGCGCCCAGCACCCGATGGCGAAGAAGGCGCGCGCGCTGTGGATCTCGCTCTACCAGCTGGGCGAGGTGCGCGACCGGAGCGAGGCAGCGCTTGAGGCCTTCGCCAAGCGCCAGCTCGGCTGCGATCGGCTGGTCTGGGCGCGCCAATCGGATGGCTATCGCCTGATCGAGGCGCTGAAGAAGATGGCGGCGCGTGGTGGCTGGAGCCAGACCAACACGGAAGGCAAGAACCTGAGCGTCCGCGATCTCAAACGCGGATTGTGCGAGGCGATCCTCGCCAAGCTGGTCGCCTGCGGGGAAGTGCCCGCACACTGGACGATCGACATTGCCGCGCACCGGCTGTGCGGCATCGACACCGGCTCCGGCAGGTTCGCGAATGCGGAAGGTTTCGACGATCTTGCCGAGGCGCTGGGGCGCAAGCTGCGCGAAGCCGACCCGAAACGGCGGAGCGCGTCGTGAGCCAGCATCTGTCGATCGCCGAGGCCAAGCAGCTGGTCGCGACCAGGGCGCTTGCCCCGCTGGCGCGGGCTTACGCCAGCCAACCACGCGACCCGCTCAATTTCTACGCCCCGCAATGGCGCGAGCGACTGCGGAACGCGGAAGCCGAGGTGATCAGGACGCTGAGAGCCGCAGGCGCTCGGATCGATATTTTCGAGGATGGGCGGGTGCGCATCCTCTTCGCGGGCGTCTGGGCAAGCTCCCGGCAGAGCCTGCGAAAGGCGCTCCAGCACTGGAAGATCAACGCGGAGGCGAAGCAATGAGCGAAGAACTGAAGATGGCGATCGTCGCGGTGCGTCGGCACGGGCTGGAGCCGTTCGAGAAGGTGGCAGCGGCGATGCCTGCGAAGCTGTGCGGCCCAGCCTACGCCCGCTGGGTAGAGCGGCAGGCGCGCGAGGCTGACCGTGCCTCAACCCGCATCGCGAAGGCCGGGGCGGTGATCGACCTCTCCGATAGCGTGACGAAGATCGATTTCGCGGGGGTCGAGGCGATGTCCACGCTGGGTCTTTATCAGGCGCTGCGCAACTGGAGCGCGAAGGCGCGCAAGGTGATGCGCGCGTATAATCGGGGAGACCGCCGGTGAAACGCGCGACCGTGATCTCGCTCGCCGATCGCAAGCCGGTCCCTGCGCCAAAGCTCGCGCTGGCCACGGGCGGCTATCAGCTGGTTTACCGCTCCGGCCAGGTCAATGACTGCCCCGGCTGCGGCGGAAGGGCGTGGCAGGTCGGGCGCAATCTGGCCGAATGCGCGAACGAGGAATGCGGCTTCGCACTTCCTTTCGCCCCACCTGCCGACGTGTCGATCCGCTTCTGATGAACGACAACGGCCCCGCTACCGACGATGAGGAGGTGCGCCTGACCGGCGTGCTGACCGACATCGCGCGCGTGGCGGGGCGGGATGCGGCGATCGCGATCGCGCGCAAGTTCGGCGGGGTGCGGATGTATTTCCCGCTCAAGCCGTCGAAGGATAGCTGGCTGGTCAAGACGGTCGGCCAAGAGAAGGCGCAGGCGATCTGCGACGAGCTGACCGCCGGGCGCTGCGGCCTCGAATATGATCTGCCGCTGGGGGCCTTCGGGCACCAAGAGACTACGCGGGCGAAAGTGGACCGTCTGCTGGCCGAAGGGCGCACCCAGCGTGACATTGCGCTCGCCACGCGATACAGCGAACGCGGAGTGCGCAAGCGGGCCCGCATCCTGAAAGATCGCGAGCCCGACCTCTTCGACGACTGACCACCGGAACGCGTTCCGGGTCCCCGCATAACGGGATTTGCCGCATCCGGGCGGCATGGCGACCGAAGACATCGACCCCAACAAGCCGATCGTGGTGAAGGCTTTCACCGACCGATACCTGCGCGCCTTCGCGCACCTTCTCGGCATCGAAGGCGGCTACGTGAACGACAAGGTCGATCGCGGCGGCGCGACCAAATACGGCATTTCTCTGCGGTTCCTCGCGTCCGAAGGCCAGATCGACGATGATGGCGATGGCTTCGCCGATTTCGATCTCGACATGGACGGCGACATCGACGGGGCGGACATCCGCGCCCTGACCATCCTCGACGCGAAGATCCTCTACAAGGAATGCTTCTGGAACCGGCTCGACTGCGGGAGCTTCCCCGAGCCGATCGGCGAGATGCTGTTTGATCAGGCGGTCAATGGCGGGCTGAAGGCGGCGGCGAAGCTCCTTCAGCGGGCGCTCAACGCGATCACGCGCGAGAAGCGCTTCCGCACGATCCCGCTGAAGGTTGACGGCGCGATCGGCGATCTGACGCGCGACCGGCTGGACACCTACCTCGCCCGGTTCGGCGAGGAAGCGATCGTAGAGGCGTACCGCGAGGCGGTGAAAGATCGCTACCACGCGATCGTCCGCGCCAACCCAAGCCAGGCGAAGTTCCTGCGAGGCTGGCTCAACCGCGCCGATCGGCTCGGTCGATGACAGGACTGGGTATCCTCAGCAGCGTCTTAGGCGTCGGTAAGTGGCTGCTTAGCGGCCTCTGGAAACTGCTCGGCAAGTTGCTTGACTGGCTGCTGGCGGACTTTCGCCATGTGGCAATCTTCGTGCTGGGGATCGCCGCCGTCTGGCCGCAGCTGGTCACTATCCCTGGCCTGAAGGCAGACGCGAGGATCGAAACCGCCCGCGCCGATCGCGAGGCGGAGAACGCCGACGCCTGGATGGCCTGGGGCGAGGAGTGGAAGCAAGGTTACAGCGACTTCGTCCAGCTGGTGATGGCCGCGCAGATCGCCGCCGCCGAAGCCGACCGCGCCAATATCGCGCGGGTCGAGGCGGAGTTTGCCGCCATCAACGAAAGGACCGCCGATGATTACGAAGCCCGCCTTGCTGGCAGCGCTGCTGCTGCTGAGCGCCTGCGCGACCGCCTCGCCCGAGCCGAAGCCGACGCTGCCCTCGCGGGTGGAAGTGGCGGCGGTGACGCGGGAGAGCCCGTCGATCTCACCGCCCGATGCCAGGCTTTTGGAGCCGCCGACTGTGACGGACTTCTACGGCAGCTTCCGTGGGTCCTCGCCGAAGCCCAGGCCAACACCGACAAGCTCGTCCCCCTCCAGCAGTGGGTCGCCAGCTCCGCGCTGATCGACTTCTCCGGCAACGCGGAGGAACCTGCGGAGTGAGCGAGCCAATCTCTTTCTCGCACTTCCTGCTCGGCTGGGTGCCTGCGCTGGCCGCGACCAGCGTGGTGCCCGAAGTCGCGCCGGAGCTGGCCGACACCATGCTGGTGGTGATCGGCGGCGTGCCGATCCCGCTGGTGACCTGCGTGCTCGGCTTCCTTGGCGTGATCATGGCGCGCCCGCTGGCGCGCAAGAGCGAGAGCGCGCTGAGCTGGCCGCTGTTCCTGCTGGTCACCGCGATCATGCTGATCCTGGTCGAGCTGTGGATCGTCGAGAGCCGCCCGCGCTGGCTGTTCGCCTTCGTGATCGCGATCGGGCTCGGATTCTCCGGCTATTCGCTGATCGAGCTGCTGGGCGACCAGATGCGCGACTTTATCAAGGACATTGTCGGCAAGGCGCGCGGCGCGATCGGCATCGACAAAAACGGAACGGACACATGATCGGCCCCTACCTCGAACTCGTCATCATCGCGATCATCCTCGGGGCGATCGTTTGGCTGAGCCGCCGTAATGGCGCTGCCAACCCAGTCGGCACCGGCAAGCTGCTGCACGAGATGAGCGGCATCCGGCAGGAGCATGTGGCGCATGGACGACGCCTCAAGAAGCTGGAGCAGGCGGCGGCAAGCGCGGAAGACGTCGAGAAACTAAGCGAGCAGTTCAAGGAACAGCAGACCCGCGTCGAAGCGATCGAGAGGCAGGTCAGCGGCATCGAACGGCAGGTGAGCGACATCGCCTCTACCGGGAAGGGGACGGCGGCGCGCGTGCGCGAAATGGACAAGCGGCAGGACACGATGGCGGAGTACTTGGCGGCGTTGCGGGCCGACGTGGCCGCCCAAAGGCGGCAGCTCGACCTGATCTACCAAGTCCTCGTGCCCAAGGGGATGCAGGGATGAGCTTCAAGAACGACCTCGCCGCAGCCATCGCCGCAGAGGCGCGGCTGCGCATTCTCCAGCAGCTGGCCGAGCAGAATGACGGGCAGCTCTCGATTGTGATGCTCAAGCGCGTGCTCGACAGTTTCGGGTATCGCCGCGATCGCGACTGGATCGAAACCCAGCTGCGCAAGCTGGAAGCGGTCGGCGCGGTCGAGCTGTTCGCACCGGGCGGCACGATGGTCGCCCGCATCGCGCGCGCCGGGCGTGACCATATCGAAGAGCGCAGCGTGCTGGGCGGCGTGGCGCGACCGAGCGAGGCCGAATGAGCGGGCGCGCCCGCCAGGGTCGCGGTCGGCTATCGTCGATCGACCTGCTGCCCGATGTCGCCGAGGAGGCGATCGTCTGGGCGCTGGAACAGCTGCGCGAGCGCAAGCTGCCGCAGAACGTGATCCACGCCGAGTTCAACGAGAAGCTGCTCGACCTCAATTCCGAGCACGATCTCGACCCGCCGATCGAGCCGATCAGCAAGAGCGCCTTCAACCGCTATTCGGTGCGCAAGGCGATGATCTTCCGCAAGCTGGACGAGGCGCAGACGATCGGCGCGGAGCTGGTTCATTCGATGGACCCGAAGACGCCCGATGACGTGACGATCGCGGTGTCGGAGCTGATCAAGGCGGCGGCGTTCGAAATCCTCGAAACCAAGACGCCCGATCCGAAGGGGCTGATGGAGCTGAGCCGCGCGGTCTCCGGCGCGGTCGGCGCGCAGAAGGCGAGCGCGGAATACCGCAACCGGCTGGAGCGTGAGGTGCAGGCCGCGAAGGCGGAGGCCGCGAAGAAGATCGGCGAGCTGGGCAAGAAGAAGGGCGTTTCGCCCGAGGCGATGGCGGCAATCAACGCCGCGCTTGGGGTGCAGCCGTGAGCTGCGACATCCTACCGCATCGGACAGAAGTAGCCGCGCGCGTTGTGGTAGAACTGGTTCCTGCCGTTGCACCCGGGCGTCAGACGGCAGGGGGTCGCCTTGCCCCACAGATCGAAGTCGAGGCCCTTCACTTCGGCAACCCGGGCAAGATCGATCTCCCGGAAGGCGGCGTTGCAGGTGTCGCACCAGACCCGCGCGCGTATGCCATGTTCGATCATCAGGCCCACCGTCGCAACAGACGGCGGTCGGTTCACCAAAGGGGATCGCATCGCGCCCCATTGAGAACGGGCGAAGAACGAGTCAACGGCGATGCGGGCCTGCCGGTCGGGGCCAGCGCGAAGATGCGCCGCGCATTCGCAGGGGCGAAGTGATGGAACGCGATCCTGACCGCCTCTTCGTCGAATCCCTAGATCACGAGCCCGAGTTCGAGGACGAGTGGGATGACTGCGGCCTAATGCCGGATGGTCAGTGCTCGATGGCGGGCACCGAGTGGTGCGACTGGGATTGCGGGAGGCTCGGATGACACCGCGCGGCAACGCCAAGGTCATTCCGGCCGATCCAAAGGCGATCTTCCTGCCATACCAGGCAAAGTGGATCGCGGACGGATCGCGGCTGAAGCTGATCGAGAAGAGCCGCCAGATCGGGCTGTCCTGGGCGACCGCCTACGCCACCGTCTCGCGCACCGCGCTGGCGACCGCGCGGCTGGACGAGTGGGTCAGCAGCCGCGACGATATTCAGGCGCAGCTCTTTCTCGAGGACTGCAAGTTCTGGGCAGGCAACATGCAGATCGCCGCCGACGATCTGGGCGAGCAGATCCTCGACAATGATGCGCGCCAGACCTCCTACGTTCTGCGATTCGATAACGGGCACCGGATCAACTCGATGTCGTCCAACCCGAACGCGCAGGCCGGTAAGCGCGGCGGGCGTATCCTCGACGAGTTCGCGCTGCACCCGGACCCGCGCAAGCTGTGGGCGATCGCGTTCCCCGGCATCACCTGGGGCGGTGCGATGGAGATCATCTCGACCCACCGTGGCAGCCACAATTACTTCAATCAGCTGGTCCGCGAGATCAAGGAAAAGGGCAATCCGAAGGGGATCAGCCTGCACACGGTCACCTTGCAGAATGCGCTCGATCAGGGCTTCCTGTTCAAGCTCCAGCAGGCGCTGCCGGAGGAAGACGAGCGGATCGCGATGGACGAGGCCGCCTATTTCGACTTCATCCGCAAGGGCGCAGCCGACGAAGAGAGCTTCCAGCAGGAGTTCATGTGCAAGCCGGCAGACGATGATGCCGCGTTCCTCGAATACGACAAGATCGGCGCGGCGGAATATGCCGAGGGCATCGCCTGGACGGTCATCGAAGGCGGCACGCTGTATGCCGGGATCGACATCGGGCGAAAGAACGACCTCACCGTCCTGTGGGTGGTCGAGAAGCTGGGCGACGTGTTCTACACCCGCCACGTCGAAGCGCTGCGCAACATGCCCAAGGGCGAGCAGGAGAAGGTGCTGTGGCCTTGGGTCGAGCGGGTGCTCGCCAGTGGGGGCCGCGTGGCGCAGGATTACACCGGGCTCGGCATCGGCTGGGGCGACGATGCGCAGGCGCGGTTCGGCAAGTACCGCTATGAGAATGTCAGCTTCACCGCGCAGGCCAAGGAAGCGCTGGCCTACCCGGTGCGCGGGGCGATGGAGGACAAGCGGCTGCGCATTCCCTACGACCCGGCGATCCGCGCGGATCTGCGCAGCGTCACGAAGACCACCACCGCAGCGGGCAATATCCGCTTTACCGCCGAACGGACGCCAGACGGCCACGCGGACCACTTCTGGGCGCTGGCGCTGGCGATCCACGCGGGCAGCGGCGAGACGGCTGCGCCGTGGCGTCCGGTCGCCGCGCCGATCGCGCAGCAGCGCGACACCCTCGATCTCGATGAAAACTGGATTCCGGCATGAAGCAAGGCACGCACAATCTCGGCAGGCATGACGACACGATCGTCTTTGCGCAGATCGACGAGACCGGGCGGGTGACGCTGGCCGATCCGGCCCGGCCCGACGCTCGCATCCGGCTGGCGCCTGCGCAGGTCCAAGCTCTGCGGGAGCTGCTGGCATGAAGTCGCTGACCAAGGGAATCGCCGCGGGCTTCGGGCGGGTGCTCGATTCGGTGCGCGAGATGCGCCATCCGGGGCAGGCCACGCTGTTCGCCTCGCTGCTGCGCCGCACGCGGTTCGATTATGCGAGCGAGGTGGGCGACGGGCTGGACGCCAGCGTCGTCACCGCACCGGTCATGTGGATGCAGCGCTCGATCCCCGAGGCAACGCTGGCGATGCGCGAGATCAAGGCGGACGGCAGCCATGAGGATCTGCACGATCACGATCTGCTGGAGCTGATGCGCAGCCCCAACCCGTTCTACGGCGACATCGCGCTGTGGGGCGCTATCGTTCTGTCCTTCCTGATCGATGGCAATTCCTACCTGATCAAGGTCAAGAACGCGGCGGGCAAGCCGGTGCAGCTGTGGTGGGTGCCGTGGTGGATGATCGAGCCGCACGCGCCGATCGACGGCGGCGACTTCATCCAGTTCTACCGCTACACGCCCGGCACCGGCGCGGGCGTGATGCTGCTGGACCCGGACGACGTGGTCCACTTCCGCAACGGTATCAACCCGCGCAACATGATGAAGGGCCTCAGCCCGATGCAGGGCGTGCTGCGCGAGATCTTCAGCGACCTCGAAAGCAGCAACTTCATCGCCAGCCTGCTGCGCAACATGGGCGTGCCCGGCACAATCATCAGCCCCAAGGGCGGCGCGATGCCGACGCCGGAAGATGTCGAAGCGACCAAGGCGTGGTTTAGCCAGGCCTACGGCGGCGACAATCGCGGCAAGGCGCTGGTGATGGGCGGGCAGACCGAGGTGCAGAGCTTCGGCTTCAATCCCGAGCAGATGAACCTGAGCTACGGATCGAACCGGGCGGAGGAGCGCGTCTGCGCGTGCATCGGCATTCCGGCCGCCGTGGTCGGCTTCGGCGCGGGGCTGGAGCAGACGAAGGTCGGCGCGACGATGGAGGAGCTGCGAAAGCTCGCCTGGCACAACGGCGTGCTGCCGCTTGGTCGCCAGCTGGTCGACGAACTCCAGCGCAGCCTGCTGCCCGACTTCCAGCGGGCGCAATCGCAGCGCGGGCGCAGGATCGAGCTTTACTGGAACACGGACGACGTGCTCGCCCTGCAAGAGGACGAGGACAAGCAAAGCGCCCGCAAGCTGAAGGAACTTCAGGCCGGGGCGATCACGCTGCGCGAATACCGCACCGAAACCGGGCGCGAGGCGGACGACCGCCACGATTTCTACATCCGCCCGATCAATTATGTCGCCGTGCCAGCGGATAAGCCCGGCCTCGGCCACAACGGCGGGCCTGCGCTCGATGATAACGCAGAGCGCAGCGATCCGGGCCAGAAGGCTCTGCCGCCCGCCCAGGTCAAGCATTCGGAGACGTGGCTGCCCGAGGGCGCGGGCACCGCGTCCGAAGACGAGATCGCGCGGGGCGAGCGGTTCGTAACCCGGAATGAGGCGGCGTTTAGCGGCCTCTCAGCGGCGTTTGAGCAGGACCTTAAACCCCTGTTCGAAGGCTGGGGAGACGAGGCGGCGCGGGTCGCGCAGGTGGTGCTGGATGCGCTGCTGCCCGAAGACGGCCCCAAGGCCGCGCGCCCTCCGCAAACCAAGGCCGCGAACGATCAGCTGGTGCAGGAGATCATCGACCTGCTCAACGTCGAGGCGTGGGATCGCCAGCTCTCCGCCAAGTACCAGGCCCAGTACGTCCAGATCGCGCGCGACGTTGCCGAGGCGATCGAGCAGTCAGGCTATGGCACGATGCTGCCCGATGCGCGGATGCTGGAGGTGATCGATGCAGGCGGCACCCGCGCCGGGCTGATCGACCTGGACGAACAGACCCGCGCCGCGCTGTTCAAGGCGCTGACCGAGGGCCGCGCGGAAGGCGAAGGCGTGAACGCGCTGGCCAACCGGATCGCCAACATGATCGAGGGCGGGCCGTTCAAGGATGCCGCCACGCGCGCCAAGGTGATCGCCCGGATCGAGACCAAGCACGCGCAGAATATCTCGACGCTGGAAAACGGCAGGTCGAACGGCTTCAGCCGCTTCATCGTTTACGACGGGCGGCTGGGGCCGGATCGATCGGAGCCCGCGCACATCGCGCGCAGCGGATCGATCGTCAGCTACGAAGACGCGATGACCATGACCATCAACATGCGGCCCAACTGCACGCTCAGCTTCGCGCCGCACGTAGAGTTTTAGCCATGCCCGATGCGATCAAACTGACCTGCCGCTGTTGCAAGCGATCGCGCGACTATGACCGCCGGGTCGATCCGAGCTTGCCGTCGAACGTGGCGGCGATCGAGACCGATCTCTGCGATCACTGCGACACCGGAGACTTCGGCTCGGAGACTTGGTTCGACGCGGCGGGCAAACAGATCGAGCAATCCAGACCTTAGGAGGACCCCCCGATGCAAACCAAGAGCCTGACCGTCACCGAGATGGGCGAGAGCGGCAAGGGCCTCGCCCTGATCGCAACCCTCTCCGAAGTGGATCACCACGGCGACACCTACGAAAAGGGTGCATTCGGCTGGAGCGGCGATCAGTGGTGCCCGCTGCTGACCGCGCACAATGCCTGGGGCATGCCGTTCGGCAAGGCGCGCGTGTTCGAGGACGGCGATGCCGCCTACGCTGAGCTGCACCTCAATCTGGACACGCAGACCGGCAAGGAATGGCATTCGGCGCTGAAGTTCGATCTGGCCAACGGCAAGTCGGTGCAGGAATGGAGTTACGGCTTCGACACGCTCGACTTCGACTACCGCAAACGCGGAGATGATGACGTGCGCGTGCTCAAGCGGCTCGACGTGGTCGAAGTCTCGACCGTGGTGCGCGGCGCTGGTCGCGGGACGCGCACGGTCGACATGAAGGGCCTCAAGGCGGCGATGAAGGATGGCGACTTCAGCACGATCACCCAGCAGCTGGGCGTGATGGCGGCGACGATCGATGCCGATCCGGCCAAGCTGAGCGCGACCGGGCTGAAGCAGCTGGGCGAGATCCACGCCAACCTGGGCACCGTCCTCGCGCTGGCCAATCGCGATCCGGAGGCCGAGGCGAAGGCGGCGGCGGAGATCGAGCGGATGGCGGGCAACGCCATCGCCCGCGATGCAATCCGGCGCGCCGAAGCCTTCATCGGCTGAGACGCCCTCAGAAGCCCCAGAACGGCTTCGAGGGTACGGACGCCCCGGAAAGTTCGCCGAGGCACCCCTTAACGCGCCTTAAATGGCTCTCAGCAGGGTTTTGGATTGGAGGCGTCCGTTGATGGTGCGCAGGTCAGCCGCAGGGATGCCGTTCGCCCCGGTACGCTTCGGCGAGCCCCTCCCGCAGCAGCGCCTGCCCGACATCGCCCTGCGCCGTTTCGATCCGCGCCAGCGTTCGCCCGAAACAGTCGTGGCCGTCGCGGCGGATGATCACCGCCTCGCCATCGAGCAGCGCGACCAGGCGAGCGCGTGCCAGTATCGCCCGGCGGCGTTCGTCCGGGTCGGTCGCGTCCAGCTCCGGCGCGTCGATCTCCAGCAGCCTGATCTTCTCCCGATCGATCCACACCGTATCGCCATCGTGGACGCAGGTTTCGCGGCGCGTGGGCGGCGGTGGGCAGACGGCGATCGCAAGGGCGGCGGCTGAAAGCAGGAGCGACATTTCCGCTGTTTCCGCGATCGGGTTTGCCAGATCAAGCCAATCGCTCTAGTCCGGATGCAACCCGCCACCTGCGCCGCGCCCCGGCCACAGGAACGCGTTCCGGGTCCCTCCACTTCGGCACCATCGGCAAAGCGGTCTTCGTAATTCATACGGAGACAACGCAATGGCCGGTATCAAGGATCTCTCGCTCAAGCAGGCGGAGGAAAAGCTCGCCACCATCCAGGACAACATGGGCACGGTGCTGAAGGAAGCATTGACCGACAATGGTCAGAAGGACTTCAGCAAGGTCACCTTCTTCGGCAGCGAAGTAAAAGGCTCGGTCGCGGTGGCCGAGAAGTTCCAGCAGCTCGACGCCGAAGCCAACGAGCTGGGCGAACACATCGACACGCTGCGCGGCGCGGAGAAGGCGGCGCAAAACTACGAAGCCCGCGAAAAGGGCATGCGCAACTTCCCGCTGCCCGGTGCCGGTGCAGATGGCCGCCCGGCCAATGTCGGCCAGTTCAAGTCGCTCGGCGCGCAGGCGGTTGAGACCAAGGCGTTCAAGCAGTGGCTCTCCGAAGGCTGCCCCGAGGGTATCTCGATGCAGTTCGAGAAGGCGCTGGCGTCCGACTTTATCGCGAGCGGCGCGCGTGGGCAGACGATCGGCAGCAAGGCGCTGATGTCGACCGCTGCGGGCTTCGCGCCGGAAAGCGTGCGGATGCCGGGCTTCGTCGAAATGCCGACCCGCCCGATCCAGCTGGTCGATATTCTTCCGCTCAACCGCACCGGCCAGACTTCCGTCAAGTACATGGAAGAAACCACCCGGACGCACGCGGCGGCGGAAACCGCCGAGGGCGCGGCGTTCAAGGAAGACGCTTTCGCCTTCACCGAACGCACCAGCGACGTGCGCAAGATCCCCACCAGCATCCCGGTGACCGACGAGCAGTTCGAAGACGTTCCGCTGATCGAGGGCTACATCAACAACCGCCTGCCCTTCAGCCTGCGCCAGCGCCTCGACTTCCAGGTCGGCATGGGCAACGGCGGCGCGCCCAACCTGCGCGGCATCTTCAACACGCCCGGCATTCTCACCCAAGCGATCGGCGCGGATGCTCCGGCAGACGCGTTCTTCAAGGCGATGACCAAGATCCGGGTCGAAGGCCGCGCGCTGCCGACGCACAACCTGATCCACCCCTACGACTGGCAGGACATCCGGCTGGAGCGCACGGCGGACGGGATATACATCTACGGTGCTCCGACCGAAGACCGCCCGGATCGCCTGTGGGGTCTGCCCGTCGTCCAGTACGAGCCGATGGGCCAAGGCAAGGGCCTGGTCGGCAGTTTCATGCCCGAATACATCGAGCTGGTCGAACGGCGCGGGATCGACATTCAGGTCGGCTACGTCAACGCGCAGTTCGCCGAGGGCAAGCGCACCGTGCGCGCCGACATGCGCGCCGCGCTGCCGGTCTATCGCCCGAGCGCCTTCTCCGAGGTCAACCTCACCGAATAGCCGCCTTCGGCGATCGGGCCGCGTCCGCCCGGTCGCCGTTCCAGTCGGGGCGGGTCGATGATCCCCGATCCGTCCCGGCTCTCGGTGAGGCCCGGCTTTCCTGCCCGGCGGCCAGGCCTCTCCCAGAGCTTCAGGAGACACTCACATGAAAATCGCAGGTTCGCAGGTTCGCATCCGCACGTTCGAGGCAGCGGCGATCGCGCTTGGCGGCGATGCCGACGTAGTCGCCGACACCGCGCTCGATGCTGCCGAGGACACCGAAGTGCTCGCCACCGCTTTCGACGGGCAGCCCGACGTAGCGCGCAACGTCACTGTGAAAGGCAACGATGCCAACGTCACGGGCGACGTTGTGGTCGAAGGCTTCGATCTGGACGGCGGCGCGATCACCGAGACGATCGCCCTCAACGGCGCAACGCTGGTCGCGGGCAATCGCGCCTTCGCTGAGATCACCGCAATCACCCTGCCGCCCTACGACACCGCCAACACCGAGCGGGTCCGGATTGGCCTGGGCGCGAAGATCGGCCTGCCGGTACGTCTGAACCGCGACACGGTGATCGCCGCCTTCCTCGACAATGTGCGCGAGGCCACGCGGCCCACGGTGGCGACCTCGCTCGCTACGCTCAGCGCCAACACGGTGACGCTCGACAGCGCGCTCGATGGCAGCGGCGTGCTGGTCGACTTCTACGAGACCCAGTGACGCCGCTGCTGCGCGCCGCCCTGTTCGCCTTGTCCAACCAGGAGACCACGAAAATGCCCAAGCACCAGATCGCCGCCCAGCGGCTTTACCTCACCGCCGACAGGCAGGCCCTCGTCCCGGCAGGCCACGATGAAGCGGCGATCCTCTACGCCAACGAGGGCACGATCATCCCCGAATCGGCGTGCGAGATGTTCGGCCTGAAGGACGGCCAGCTGCCCGGCGGCAAGAAGGCCAGCGCGAAGGGCGCAGCCAAGGCCGCGCCGCCGCCTCCGAACAAGGGCGCGCCGCCTCCGCCGAACAAGGCCGCACCGACGCCCCCGAACAAGGGCGCGCCGCCTTCGCCGAACAAGGCCGCGAAGGTGCCGGAGGACAAGGTGATCAAGCTGGGCGAAGGCAAGGCCGACGCCGCCGATGGAGGCACGGCGAAAGCGCCCGAGCTGACCGACATCGACGGGATCGGCCCGGCGACCGCCAAGGCCCTGATCGGGGCAGGCATCGCCGGGGTCGCGGGCCTTGCCGCCGTCGACCTCGCCAACCGGCCCGAGATCGAGGGGCTGGCCAGCACCTTCGACTGGGGCAGCTCGATCGCTGCCGCCAAGGCTCTGGTTGGCTCCACCGATGACGAAGCCGCCGCGACGGACGAAGAAGAATGACGACGCGGGTCACTGTCTCCACCGGCGATCATCGCGCCGCCGTGCTCGCCTTTCCACTGAAGGATGGCGAGCCGGTCGGCGGCGAGGCGTACAGCCAGCTCGGCGTGGTGGAGCCGCATTCGACCGGCGAGTTCGCCGCTCATTCCGGCCAGGACATTCTGGTGCGCGAGGAAGCGCTGCCCGAGGCGGCTGCCGAGGCTGACACCGCGCGCGAAGAGGAAGCGGCCTGATGTCGCTCCTCGATCGGGTCAAGGAACGCGCGGCAAGCGATCTGCCGGACGCCGAGCTGCAAGCGATGATCGATGCGATCACCGCCGAGCTTGACGGGCGTTTCGGCCCGATCGGGGAGACGACGGTCAAGATCGGCGATCCGGGTGAACCGGCATCGAGCGCGATGCGCCATCTGCGCCTGGTCAGGCCTGCCGACGCCGCGCAGCCGATCACAATCGTCGAACGCAATCCGGGCAACTCCGGGGCGGATGGCGATCGCACCACGCTGGACGCTGACGATTTCGAGCTGCTGCACGATGGCCGCACGCTGCTGCGTCTGACCAGCGGCCCGAACGGATCGCACTACTGGGCTCCGCTGGTCGAGGTGACCTACACGCCGCAGGCCAACGCCGCCGCGCGCGAGGAGGCGACGATCAAGCTGATCCAGCTCGACCTCTCCTATCGCGGCGGGCTGAAGAGCGAGAAGGCGGGCGATTATTCGTTCACGCTGTCGGGCGACATCGCCGCCGATCGCGAGGCGATCATGCAGACGCTGGCCGACCGGCGCGGGATGGTGATGGCGTGAGGGGTTTTCTCTCCACCATTGTCGGGGCCGCTGCGATGGCGCTTTCCCACTCCGCCCCGGCGACGTTCTTCGCCCAGTCGGGGGGGCAGCTGGTCGAAGCGCTGGAGCCGCGCCCGAGAGCGCGCCGCAAGCACGCGATCGCCGCACAGCGCTCGCTCGCCCGCCGCTACCGCAACAAGGGCGCGACGGCCCGGCCCAAGCGCCATCGCAACATGCTTCACGTCAGCAAGCGGACCCGGCGCAGGCATCGCAGGGGGCGTAAGTCGTGATCGACCCGGCCCTCCTGAAGAAGATCCGCAAGTGTCTCGCACTGTCGTCCAGCGCGAACGAGCATGAAGCTGCTGCGGCGCTGGCCACTGCGCGGCGGCTGATGGCCGAACACGATGTCACCGTAGAAGCACTCGCGATGGCCGAGATCGAGGAAGCGACGGCCCGAGCCTCACGTACCAAGCGCCCGCCGCGCTGGGAGAGTTACCTTGTCGCGGCGATCCATCGCGCGCTCGACGTGGTCGGCGTGATCGATGAACGCGGCGACCGCACCTTCGTCGGTCGCGGGCCGCGCGCCGAGATCGCGGCTTACGCCTTTGCCGCTCTGTTCCGGCAGCTCAAGAAGGCCCGCGCCGAGTACATCGGGACGAAGCTTCGGCGCTGTAAGCCAGGGCGCAAGCGTGCCCGCGCCGATGCCTTCTGCGAAGGCTGGGCGGCATCTGTGCTGGGCAAGATCATCGCTATCGCCCCGGAATGGAAAGAAGACTGTCTGGCGCAGCAATATCTGGCTGAGCGTTTCCCCCACGCGGTGACAGTGACTGCCCGTTCGGGTGCGCCTTCGGGAGCGGTCGGCACTGGCGACTGGTTCAACGGGCGCGCCGCTGGGCAAGCGGTCGAGCTTCATCACGGCGTTGGCGGATCGGCGGGCAAGGAGCTGCTCGCGTGAATTCCCTCGCCATCATCTACCTGCTCGGCGCGGTCGGGTGGTTCGCTGCCCTGTTCCCGGCGATGCGTCACGGCGCACTGTCGCGCTGGACCGCGATCATCCCGGCGCTGTTTTGGCCGCTGGCGTTCACCCTGCTCGTTCTGGTGCTGGTGGTCGATCTCATCCTCGGCCTTCGCAGGCGTCCGCGATGATCGCGCAGCGGCTCACCATGCGCGCCGCGATCGAGCGCGATCAGGCGACGGGCAAGGATGCCTGGGGCGGCAAGCCCGCACCGCAGTTCGAGACGCTGCACGAGGCGCTGCCGTGCTTCGCCTGGTCGAAGGCGAGCCGCGAGCTGGCGGACGGGGGTAAGACTGCGATGATCGAGGACGCGCGCGTGATGTTCGCGAAGGGCGCGGACGTTGCCGAGGGCGATGTCATCACCGCGATCAGCGACCGCAAAGGCACCGTCCTGATCCCCGGTCGGCTGAAGATCGAAGGCCCGCCGCAGTTCAAGCACACGCACATCGAAGCCGCGCTTCAGAGGATCGGGTGATGGTGATCCCTCCGGAGAAACACGACTGGCGTGGAGAGCAGATCAGAAGGCGGATGCATCGCGCTGCTCGCCGGGAAATGATCGGCTGCGCATGTGCGGCTTACGGTCTGCTTTTTGCCTTCGCTGGTTTCGCCTGGCTGCTCGGGAGCGTCTGGTGATGGCCGAGCAGTCCCTCAAGTGGAACGGCGATGCGCTCAGCGCCAAGATGCGCCGCGCGCAGATCGCGGGCGTCAACGGCACGATGGCGCTGTGCGTCCAGGACGCGAAAGCGAACCATCCCTGGCAGAACCAGACCGGCGTGCTGGAAGGCAGCTACGATATTGCCGAGGGCGCGCATCCGGAAGGCACCGGGGTCGCGGGCACGTGGGGATCGCAGGGCGTCAAATACGCGCTGGCGCAGGAGCTGGGCGCGACGATCGTGCCGGTGAAGGCGAAGGCGCTGGCGATCCCGCAGCCAGATGGCAGCGTGCGCTTCGTCAAGCGCGTGGTGATCCCGCCGCGCCCCGCGCTGCGCCCAGCTGCCGATCGCAACTATCCCAAGCTGCCCGAGATGATCCGGCGCGCTTTCGACGCCGACGGGGAGGCTGCGCGATGAGCGAACCCGCCGATCTGGAAGCAGGCCTGCGCGCCTACCTGCTGGACTACGCGCCGCTCTCCGCGATCGGTGGCCGCGTCTTCGCGGGCGAGCTGCCTGCCGACGAGACCGCCGCCATGCCGCGCGGTGCGATCGTGCTGAAGTCGAGCGGCGGCGTCTCGCTGACCGCCGAGAGCGAGAACGACCACGACACCCAGCGGATCGACCTTTTCACCTTCGGTGCGACCCCGCGCGAGGCCGGGGTGCTGATGCGGATCGCCGCGCGCGGTCTGCGCCGCCTCAAGCGCGGGATCTACGGCGGCGTCCTGATCCACTGGGTCAACCCGGCGGGCGGCTCTGCCCAGGGCCGTGAGCCGGGCACCGAATGGCCGCGCCATTTCCAGTCCTTTCAGGCCCTGCACGGCCTCACTCAAGTCCAACCCTAGGAGACCTTCGCCATGACTCCCTTCGAAATCATCTGCGCCCCGCTGACGGTGTACATCGCCGATGTCGGCACCGCTTTCCCCACGCTGGACGCAGCGCCCGGCGCAGGCTGGACACTGCTGGGCACCAACGGAACCCGGTCCTACGAAGTCGGCGGGGTGACCGTCAGCCACTCCAAGACGTTCTCCAAGGTCCGCACAGACGGCGCCACCGGCCCGGTCAAGGCGAGCCTCGACGAAGAAGACCTGATGTTCCGGGTCAATATCCTCGATCTCAGCCTGGAGGCCTACAGCCACGTCCTCAACGGCAATCCGATCACCACCACGGCGGCGGGTTCGGGCTCGATGGGGTTCAAGAAGATCGGCCTTTCGCAGAGCGTGGGCCGCACGCGTGAATTCGCGCTGATCGCGCGGGGCCTGTCGCCCTACGACGAGGCGTTCCCGCTCCAGTACTGTGTGCCGCGCTGCTACGACAGCGGCAGCCCGGAACCGGTGTTCAAGAAGGGCGGGACCGGCGCTTCGCTGCGGCTGGAGATGACCGCGCTGGAAGACCTGAGCGAAGGCGTGAGCGAAGACGAACGCTTCGGCTACATCCTCGCTGGCAACGCCGCCGCGCTCGCCTGATCCACCCGACCTCTAGACCGGAGAGCCGATCATGGATCAGGCCAGCCCCGCGCCGCTGCTCGACCTCGACACGCTGACCACGCGCAATTTCATTGCGATCGACGGCCAGCGGTATTTCATCCGATCGCCCGACGAGCTGAGCGTGATCGAGAGCCACCGCTTCGTGCGCTGGGTCGATCGCGTGCAGGCGCTGCAAAAGGCGGACCCCGGCCAAGACGAGGAGGCGCAGGACACCCGCTCTGCCGAGCTGGCGGAGCTGGTCAATACGATCGTGCGGGGCGCGGTGATCGATCTGCCCGAAGAGGTCTTCGCCAAGCTGAGCGGCGCGCAGCGCTGGTCGGTGGTGGACGTTTTTACCGCGCTCCTGATGCGGCGGGCCGTCGCCGTGTCGGGAGCGATGCACAAGGCGGCGGGGACGTGGACTCCGGAGATGGAGAGCGCGCTCGGATCGATTGGGGCGAGCAGCTCCCCCGGCTGGTTCGGTTCTTTGGTGGCAGCCCTCTCGAATGGCTGGAAAGCACTCCGATCGGGCTGGTTCGCGCGTTCGTGACGATGATGCCGCGCCTCGACGCGCGTGAGCGCCTTGCGCGTGCCCAAGACGTGGCGCTGGGCAGCGGCACGCTCGACGAAGACGTGAAGCGCGATCTGCTGGAGGAGCTGACCAACGTCGCACGCGGCCCCCGCCGCGCCAAGGCGGCCACGCGGCGCGACATCGCTGGCGCGGGCATCGGCATCCGCGTGAGCCCTCCCAAGGCGGAGCCCGGCCCCGCCTCAAGCAGCGAAGCGGTAGGCGACGGAAATGTCTGAGAACCTCGGCGATGCAATCCTGACCTTGCGGACCAACGACGGTCCGCTGGAGCAAGGCTTGCTCGACGCGCGCCGGAAGGCCGAGCAGGCGATGAACGATCTCGCCGTGGCTCAGGCGCGGGCGACGACCGAAAATCAGGCAGCGAAGGCAGCCTACAAGGCAGGCGAGATCACGCTCGAACAGTACAATAGAAAGCTGCTCGAAACCAAAAACGACCTCGCGCAATTCGAGCAGGCACATCGGACTGCCACCAAAGGCCTCCAGCAGTTCGAACAGCAGAGCAAAGGTGTCGCGACCCAGTCGGCTGCCCAGAAGGCAGGGATGCAGCAGCTCAGCTTCCAGATCGGCGACATTGCGACGATGTATTCGCTGGGCGCGCGGCCCACTCAGATCTTCGCCTCGCAGATCGGGCAGGTCACCCAGGCGATCCAGCTCGCGACCGGAGGGGCAAGCAAGTTCGCCGCGTTCCTTGGCGGGCCGTGGGGCATGGCGATCACGGCGGGCGTGATCGTCCTCGCGCCGTTCATCGGCAAGCTGTTCGAAGCCGAGAAGGCGATGGAGGCGGTCGAGTTCTCCAGCCATGCCATGGGCGATGCGCAGGGCATCCTGGGCAGCGTGATCGACCTGACCACCGGCAAGATCAAGGATCAGACCAGCGCGCTGTGGGCGCTCGCCCGCGCGCAGGCCGTCGCCGGGCAGATCCAGGCACGCGAGCGGGCGCAGGAGCTGCGCCGCACGCTGAAGGACGCGGCGGACGAAAAGGGCGGCATCATGACCGTCGCGGGCATTCCGGTGCCGAAGCTAGGCGCGCGCGGGATCGTGGGCCTTCAGCGCAGCTCCACGCCCACCGCGAAGATCGCCCAGGGCGTGCTGGACGGCACCCTCTCTCCCGAGGCGGCGATCAAGCAGCTTCAGGCGCTGGAAGGCGCGCTGCCGGGCGACAAGCTGGGCCAGCTGCTCTCCACGGTCGCCAACCTCAACGTCGAGCAGCTCAACGCGAAAGTTTACGAGGACCTTGAGGCCGCCTTAGACGGCGATAAGGACGCGCTTGAGGGCTTCCTCAACCGGCCCGATCCAAAGAAGACCCGCACCCGCAAACCGCGCACGCCGAAGGGGCCGACCGCCGCCGAGCTGCAATCCCGGTTCGAGGGCGAGGACGTGCAGCTCCAGCGCGAGACCTTGCAGGCGAAGCTTCAGCTGGCGACCACCGCCGAAGAACGCGCGGACATCCAGGCGGAGCTGCTGACGCTGGAGCGTGACCAGCGGCTGGCCGAGATCGAGGCGAGCAAGCTGAGCGAGACGCAGAAGGAAGCGCTGCGCAAGCGGGTCGAGGAGCTGCTGGGCAAGGAAACGCCCGACGATCCGGACGGTACGATCGTGGTGGGCCAGAACACCGGCCTGCAAGGTCAGCTCGACCAGCGCGCCTACGCGGCGGAGATCGAGCGCGAGATCGCCGCGCTGGCGCAGGCCCGGTTCGAAGCGGAGACCGAGGCGCTTCAGGTGCAGCTGTCGCTGGCCGACACCGAGGCGGAGCGCAAGGCCATCGCGCTCAAGCTGCTGGAGGCCGACGAACGCTATCTGGAGCAGAAGCTTCAGGCGGTGCTGGACAGCGCGACCGCCAGCCGGGCGGAGAAAGAGCGTGCGCAGATCGCGCTCGATGCGCTGAAGGCCACCGCGCCGGGGCGGCGAGAGGAAGTTGCCCGCGCCAACGGCACCACGGTCGATCGCTACCTGCGCGACCTCAACAAGACGCCCGAGCAGATCAACGAGGTGGTCGATAGTATCACGATCGGCGGCCTCGAAACGTTGAACGACGGGCTGGTCGACATGCTGATGAACGCCCGGTCGGTGGGCGATGCCTTCAAGTCGATGGGCGACCTCTTCCACTCGATGACCGAGCAGATCATCGCCGACCTGCTGCGGATCGCGATGCAGCAGATGATCGTCGCGCCGATCGCCAACTTCATCTTCGGCGCGGCGGGCGCTGGTGGTGAGCGCAGTGGCGGGTTCCTGTCGAAGCTCCTGTCAGGCTTCGCCGGCCTGTTCGCGGATGGCGGGACGATCCCGACGGGGCAGTTCGGCATCGTCGGCGAAGCGGGGCCTGAACTGGCCTTCGCCGCGCCGGGTGGCCTTGGTATCATGTCCAACTCCGACAGTCGCCGCGCGCTTGGCCGGGGCGGCGCGCAGCAGAACGGCGGCGACCAGTTCACCTTCAACATGCCGGTCGATGCGACGGGAGCGGATTCCGCGGCGATCGCGCGGCTCAGTTCAAGGCTCGATCGCTTCGAGCGCGACTTCGAGCCGATGGTTATCGGCACCGTGCGCGATGCGCAGGAACGCCGTTTCCTCGCTGGAGGCGCGGCATGATCCTGCCTCTGCCCGAAACCCCCAGCGGCATCGCCCGCGTCAAGCTGGAGATCCAGCGGGTCGATTACGGCGCGCCGGAGGCGAGCGGACGGCAAGGCGGCGTGCAGGCGGGGTTCCCGGTGTGGGGCGTCAGGCTGGAACTCGACCGGATCGACCCGGTCAGCGCGGATCTTTGGAGCGCGTTCATCGATCGGCTGCGGGGGCGCATTCGCCGGTTCTATTGCGGCGACAGTGCGCGCCCGCGCCCGGTCGCCCACGCTTACGGCATGTTGAACCTGACGCGGGCGGGCGGCGGCGCGTTCGACGGTGCCGCGACCGGGTGGAGCCAGACGGTGGACGCGGACGGCGATGCCACGATCACGCTCAGCGGGCTGCCCGCAGGCTTCGTGCTGACGCCGCGCGACCTGATCGGCTTCAAGTGGGATGCGGACGGCGCGGCGGCGGGCACCTTCGAACGACGCACGGTGGCTCGCTGCGTTACCTCGGCAGTCGCCGATGAAGGCGGCGAAGTGAGCATCATCGCCGAGCCGCCGCTGGATACCGAGCTGGTCCCTGCCGGAGCGATCGCCCATTTCGACGATCCGCTGTGCGTGATGCAGCAGGTGCCAGAGGAGACCGACCTCGCTCCCGTGGGTGAGGCCGGGACGATGAGCAGCGGCACCATCGTCGGCATTCAGGACCTGCGGCCATGAAGTCGATCGCACCTGCCGCCCTGGCCGCGCTGGAGCGCGGCGATCCGATCGTCGTCGGCGCGGTCGAGATCGCGTCCGATCCGGTGCTGTGCGTGTGGGGCGGCTATCGCGAGATCACCTTCGACGGGCGCACCTTCAAGCCGCTGCGCGATCGCACGCTGGTGCAGGTGGCGGGCGGCGCGCTGGGCGGGCAGGCGCAGTCGATCACGCTGGTGCTGTCTGGCATCGAGCCGGAAGTGCTGGAGCTGCTCGACGCGAGCGAAGTGGCCGGTGCTCCGGTCACCCTCTGGCGCACGATCTGGGATTCGAGCGGCACCCAGATGCTCGGCTACGATGTCTGGGGGCGCGGCCACCTCGACACGCTGCCGCGCGAGGAAGAGATCGGCGGCACGGCGAAGATCACCGCGACGATCGAGACCCCGGCGCGCAGCTCCGGACGGCGGGGCGCGCGGATGCGATCGGATGCGGACCAGCGGCTGATCGATCCGAACGACGGCTTCTTCAAGAACGTCGCCTACGCGGGCGAGAAGAAGCTCTACTGGGGCGGTCGCCGGGCCGACCGCGCGGGCAGCGTGCTGGGTGGTGGCGGTGGCCGTGGCAGCGGCGGCGGCGGCAGGCTGGTGCAGCGATGACGATCAACCGCGACATCCCTGCACTGCTGCACTGGATTGCGGCGCACCGTTTCCAGCCCCACAGCTGGGGGCGCGGCGGCTGCTGTGTCAGCTACGCGCTGGGCGGCGTGCACGCACAGACCGGGATCGATCATCTGGCCGATCTGCCGGTCTGGTCGACCCGAGCGGAAGCGTTGGCCGTCGCTCGCCAGCTGGGCGGGCTGACCGTAGCACTGGATGCGCGGCTGGTGCCGATCGCGCCCGCGCTGGCGCAGCGTGGCGACATTGCCGGGCTGGCCGATCGCGCGTTCGGCGTGCGGCTGATGATCGTCGAAGGCGAATTGCTCTCCGGCCCCGGCGAGCTGCGGCAGGAGCGGCTGCCGCGCAGCGCGATGGTGCGCGCCTGGTCGGCCCTGCCAGCAGGGGAGCCCGCCAGTGAGTAAGGTGATCCAGACGATCGTCGGAATCGGCCTCGCAGTGGCGGGCGCGATCACCGGCAACTGGTCGCTGATTCTGGCGGGCGTCTCGATGGTGGGCGGCGCGCTGCTGACACCGTCGTTCAAGGGCGGCGATCGCACGGCGGCAGCAGCGACGCTCCAGATCGGCGAGATCTACCGCGAAGCGATTGTGGGCCGGGTGGCCGTTGCCGGGAGCCTGGTCGACGCGTTCAACTTCGGCGGCGAATACGGCACCGATTGGGAAGTGCTGGTGATCGCGCTAGCGGATCATCGCTGTGACGCACTCGAAGGCTTCTTCGTCGACGATAGCTACCGCACCTTCACCGGCGATGGACCGGTGCCCGGGTTCAATGGTCAGCTTGAGGTTTACTGGCGCGATGGCCGGTGGGATCAGGAGGTGCCGCAGATCCTGCTCGATCACGGGCCGGGCTGGACCGCGAATGATCGCGGTCGCAGCGTGGCCTACGTGGTGGTCGCCTACAAGGCCGACGATCAGGCGGACGAGGATGCGGCGGCGATCTTCCCCGGTGGCCGCCCGCGCTTCCGCTGGGTGGTGCGCGGAATGCGCTGCTACAGCGCCCGGCTTGATAGCAGCGTGGGCGGTTCTGGTCCGCATAGGCGGGACGATCCCTCGACTTGGGAGTGGACCGAGAATGTCATCGACTGCCGCTATAACTGGGCGCGCGGGATCTACGCAGGCGACAAGGTGGACCAGCCCGAGATGCTGCTGGTCGGGCGCGGGCTCTCCGCGATCGAGGCACCGCCGCAGAACGTCTTCGCGCGCGCCAATATCTGCGACGAGCTGGTCGGCGGTGCGCCGCGCTATCGCATCGGCGCGTTGATCAGCGGTGGCGAGACGCACCTGTCGGTCGAAGAAGAGATCGCCGCCGCCTGCGCGGGCGTGATCATCCAGCCGCAGGGTGCGGTCGAGATTGATCCGGGTGCGGCGAAGGCTCCGGTGGCGCACTTCACCGATGCGGACATGGTGGTGGGGACCAAGCGCAGCTGGTCGGACATTCTCAGCCGGGGCGATGATGGCTGGGTGAACACCGTGGTTGCGACGTTCGTCGACCCCGCGCAGCGCTGGATCGAACGCTCTACCCCGCCCGCGCGCGTCCAGGCCGATCTGATCGCCGATGGTGGCCCGCGTGAGCAGCGTCTCAGATTGCCGATGGTGCCTTATTACGCGCAGGCCACGCGGGTGACCGAGATCGTGCGCCGTCTGGGCAGGCTGTTCGGTCGCGCGCAGGTCACCCTGCCGCCCCGGTTCGCCGCGATCGAGGAAGGCGACTGGGTGACGTGGCAGAGCGATCGCTATTTCGGCGGCGCGACGAAGACCTTCCGTGTGGATGCCTGGGGATCGGACGAAGGCTGGCGGCACCAGCTGACCCTGCGAGAGATCGATGCCAACGCCTTCGCCGATACCGCGACGCCGGAAGATACGGCGGTGGGCGTGCAGCAGCCATCGCCCGGCGATCTGCTCGCGCCCGGCGATACCGCCTGGACGCTGGCGGGGATCGCAATCGAAGGCCCCGGAGGTTCGACTCCCGCGCTGCGCATCACCGGCGCGATCGACAGCTCCGCCGCCTCGCTGATCAGGGTGGATTATCGGGAGTTCGGCGAAACCGAGTGGAACAGTCACGGCGATTACAGCCGAGAGACCACCGCGCTGCTCATCTCCCCCGTCGCGGACCAGACGCAATACGAGGCCTCGATCCGCTACATCGTCGACGGCTTTCCAACACCGCGCCGCGTGCTTGGCCCGGTTACCAGCGGCACGCTGAGCGCCAATGTGGGCGGCTACGACGGCGCGACGATCGACGACATCCTCGGTCGGCTCAGCACACTGGAAGGGGCAGCCTGATGGGACCCGCCGAAATCATCACCGCGCCCTACACGATCTGGACTGCGCCCTACGGCACCGCTTTCCCCGCGCCTTCGCAGGCACCGGGCGCGGGCTGGCAGCTGCTCGGCAAGCGGGGTGCGCGCAGCTATTCCGAAGACGGCGTGGCGGTGCAGCACCAGCGCCAGTTCTCCACCACGCAACCCGCTGGCACGATGGGCGCGGGCTTCGGCTTCACCACGATGGGCGGCCTGCGCGTGAGGGCGCGCGTGCTGGACCTGACGCTGGAACAGTATGCCATCGCGATGGGCGGCAACGCCGTCACCCGCACGCGGCCCGATCTGGAGGCGGTCGGCATCCGCACGATCGGGCTGGTCCCGCGTATGCGCAACCCCGTGCCCTTTGCCGTGCTGGTGCGCGGCCCGTCGGCCTACGCTGAGGGGCAGCTCGCCCAGTACGAACTGCCGCGCTGCCTGGAAGATGGCGGCGGGGCGGAAGTCGTTTTTCGCAAGGGCAAGCCAGCCGGAATCGGGGTGACTTTCCTCGCCCTGCGCGACCCGGCTGCTCTGAGCGAAGAGACCGCCTTCGGGCAGCTGCGCGCAGCCTACCCGGTCCAGCTGATCGAGTTCGCAGGCACCATGCAGAGCGGCGTGCTCGGCATCGACGGTTCAACCCAATCCGGCACATTCGAGAAGGACTTCTGAGATGACCATCACCCTGAACGGTGACCCGATCAATGAGACCACGCGGCTCGAATTGCTCAGCGGGCTCGGGATCGCAGACGCTGCTGCCAAGGCCACGCTGGCGCAGGAAGCGGCAGACGTTGCGCTGGCATGGTCAGAGGGGACCGAGCCCGGCGGTGCCGGAACCAAGAGCGCCAAGGAATGGGCGACTTCGATCGCCGATCTGGTGCGGGTCGACGCGGACAACAACGCTTTCGCGATGGGCGCGGGGAATGACAACGTCACGGGCACGGACAACACCGCAAGTGCGCTGGAGGCATCTCGCGACCTGATGAGCGGTATTGGCAATACCCGGTATGGCAGGGGGTCGGGCCGGTCCAACCCGGATGGCCACTACAACCTCGAAATGGCCTACGCTGCCGGTCTGCTGATCAGCGGGGGCGATTACAGCGTGCGCCTGGGGCCGGAAGTGCAGAGCGGGTTCGCCGGTGTGTCTTCCCGCGTGACCGCCACCGGAGCCTTCGCGCTGCGCTATTTCCGGGGCAACGAAGCGGTTGCCGATGGCTACAACTGCGGCGGCAGCCTGGTGGACGGCGTGCGCTTCACCGGGGGCGGCACAGGCGCGGGCTCAAACGCGGTGAACAATGACGCGATCACCGTTTACGGATGGGATGCCAACATCACCGACGAAGCCCGCGATGCCGGTTGGAGCAACATCATCGTGCTCGGCGCAAGCGCGCGCGGTACGCGGGAAAATCAGGTCGCGCTGGGTGACAATCAGATCACCGAACTGCGCATGTTCGATATGGCCGCAATGCGCGGGCTACCGGCTGCGCGGACGTGGTTCGCCGCCAATGCGGGCAACCTCAACCCCGGTAATCTTGGCTGTCTGGGCGTCGGCGAAGGCGCACTCGGCCTTTCGACCGGCTCGACCAATATCCTCGCGCTCGGCGATCTGTGCCTTCCGAACCACGAAGGCTCTAACGGCGTCGTCGCGGGCGGCAATCGAGCGATGCAGGAAAGCATCGACATCAAGGATAGCGTCGTGTGGGGCGTGCTAGCCCTGAACAAGCGCACCACGGGCGTCGGCTTCACCATCATGGGCTACCGCTCGCAGGAGCACGGCGTTACCAGCAACAACGTGTCCGCCTTCGGCGACAGCGCGGCTTGGCAGTACCAGGGCGATGGCGGGGTCTTCGGCGGCTACGTGGTTGCCGAGCTGATGCAGACCGGTGATGGCGTGGTCATCCAGGGCCGCGCCGCCGCACGCCACCGCAAGAACGGCGAGCAAGTCATCCTTATCGGCGAATGGGCGGGCGGCTTCCCCGATGCGCCTGGCGTCGACATCGAAGCCAACCTTGGTGCAGTCGAGGCTGGCGACCGGGTGCTGGGGATCGGTCAGCGCGCGGTCATGCAGGCTGTGGGCAGCGACATCGTGGCGCTGGGCGACCTTTCTGCCAGCGCAGTCACGCTGGGCACGAACAGCATCTTCATCGGCTCCGGTTCGGGCGCAGGCGCTGGCCAGAAGGCGGACGTGGTCAACGTCATCGTCATCGGCAAGGGAGTCGATGCCGCGAACGACAACGAGATCATCCTCGGCAGCGCGTCGAACGACAACTTCACCGTCTGCGGCGAGAGCTTCAGCAAGACGAGGCTGCAAGATCTGAACACGCTGGCGAGCAATGCGACCGAGCTGAACAGCCTCGCCGCGAACGCCAATGAGCTGAACGATCTGGCCGCAAATGCCGCCGACCTTCTCGCGCTGTTGGCGGCCTGATCCGATGGTCAACTGCATCATCATCAGCGCCGCGAGCTTCGGCCCCGGAACGACGGGCAGCAATTGCGTAGTCATCGGCGATTGCATGCTGCTCGATCGTGAAGACCTTGGCGAGAACCTCTTCCACGTCGCCGGAGTGTGCTCGGTTCGGGTGGAGTCCGAGCACTGGCCCGATGCCGTGCGAGAGGCGCGCGAGGAAATCCCGTTCCACGGCGCCCCTGCCGCGCTGGAGCCACTCTGCGAGATCGCCCAGGTGCCAGCCGACGATGTGCGCCGGGTGACGATCGAGACGCTCCACCTCCTGCGCGCGAGGGCCTCACGATGA